AAGGTGTGAAAGGAGGTGATTTACATAGAAATTAAATTCAAAAATGGAAGTAAATTAGAGAATATAGAATCAAAAGATGGTAAACGTAGTAATTCTATGATAATTAAATTTGGAGAATGGGAAACTACAACACCAGAAAATTCAGAAGAAGTAATGAAGAAACAGATTTTATATTATCAGAAACATCCAAAAGAGTTTCTTGAGCTAATGGGACATGATTTACATTTGTATTGGTATCAGAAATTATGGTTAAAAATTTTAGCAAAAATTGGAAGATAAATTATGGAAGAATACAAAGAACCATCTTATAGAAATATGACAATCTCGCAAGTAATTAATAAGCTCTCAGAAATTGCTGATAGTGCTGAATATTGTGAGATAGAAGGAATACTATGTAGAGCAATTGTGATGTTAAAAGATTATAAAGATCTTGATGAATATATTAATAGATAATTATAAGAAAGGATAAATAGACTATGAATTTTGCAAGCGCATTATTTTCACTTAAAAGAGGACATAAGATTAAGAGAAAACACTGGACAGGTTGGTGGGAACTGGATGGTAATGAAGTTATGATGCACTGTTACGATGGTAGAGTTATCAATATCAGAGATTCAGAAGATATTACATATACAATTGAGAATATGGCATGTAACGATTGGACTATTGCTGATAATTGTGGAGCAAAGGGAGAAATTTAAAGCAGATGAATTAACAATCATGACAAAGAAGGGTAATAGATTAAATATGAAAAGTATATCTATTAATGATTGTGAATATGGATTACGAAGACTTAAACGAAAAGTAAAAAGATTAAAAAGAAGACAAAAAAATTTAGAACAAATAGAATCATTATCTTTATATGGTGCAGAAGACTTGGGAAGAATAAAAGAAGTGATATATATTTATGAAGATTTAATTGATATATGGGAAAATTTAGAACAGATGAAAGTTCCCTTTCATCGTAAAAATTACGTCTTTTGAGGTGTATTTTTGACTGAAATATGCCTTGAAAGACATATATAAGGATGTAAATGAATGAATAATGTTAAAGTTACGAAGCAATTTGTAGAATATTCAAAGGAATTGGCAGAAGATATTCTTGGATATAATAGATGTTTTCATTATGGAAACATGGATAAAAGGACAAATAGAAAATTAATATATCATATCAAACGTTGTGAGAAATTGCTTAATGAAATGGAGAATAAAAATGGGTAGACTGATAGATGCTGATAAATTGAAACATGTAATACATTGTGCGTATTCTGATGATTTAGAAATTCTTGAAAAAATTGATGAACAGCCGACAGCTTTCGATTTAGATGAAGTCGTGGAACAGTTGAAACAATTAAAAACGAGATACTTCTTAACAATTGCAAACACAGGAGATAAAAAGTTAGATATTGCTTATGAAAATGTAGAAAATGTATTAGACAGGGTTATTGAAATTATAAAAGGCGGTGAAATTTATTAGATGTTAGTACCTGCGATATTATATAAGGATCAAATCGAAAAGGAATTTCAGAAATTATATTATACAGAAGATATGTTTTATTATACTGGCTGTTTGACACAATGGTATCCTAATATTAAGGACATTCCTGGAGATGGTGAATTTGATTATGTAATCGTAAATAATGCTGATAAACTCATTGGTTATCTTTCGTATAGAGTAGATTATTATTCTTCAAAAGTCTATAATTTTGGATTAGTTTCTTTTGATAGAGGGAATCCAATTATAGGTAATGACTTATACAAAAAGTTAGAAGAACTTGTCTTTCATTTTCATCGTATTGAATGGAGAATGATTGGTGGTAATAGAGTTGAAAAGCATTATGATAAGTTTTGTAAGTTACATAATGGTCAAAAACATATATTAAAAGATTCAATAAGAGATAAAAACGGGAATTATCATGATGATATTATTTATGAAATTGTGAAAGATGGTGAGTTGAATGAGAGAGATTCTTTTCAAGGGAAAGCGGATTGATAATGGAGAATGGGTTGAAGGATATTATTATAAAATGTCTGAAACAACCTATTGTTTTAAAGAGGACTATGAACGGAAACCAGTACCAGAACATCACTATATTTTGCAAGAGAGAATGACTGACTGGGGATTACCAAATCAGATAGTACAGATTGAAATTGATTCCAAAACACTCTGCCAGTTCACAGGACTTTGCGATAAAAACGGCAAGAAGATTTGGGAAAATGATATTGTAAAGACTGTTTCGGATATTTATGCACATGTCAAATTCGGGTTATACACTACAGGATTTGCACTTGAAGAATGTAATCAAGGCTTTTATGTTGATTTTTCAGTTAAAACTTATCTGAGACATGAATTAGGATATTGGAACAATAAAGTAGAAGTCAGAGGAAACATTTTCGACAATCGAGATTTATTACAGGAGGAATCAGATGAGTAAATCAGTATTGGTGATTGACACACCAGATAAATGCATACATTGTCCATTATTAAATAGTGTAGATGAATGTATTGTACAAGATGATGATGCGAATTTCAATGCTGGCGATTCATGGGATGATTTAATGAAAGGCTGTCCGTTGAGAGAATTACCAGAAGAAGATTCTGAAAATCATTATCCTGACGAATGGGAAGATGGATATGCTGATGGTTGGAACGTTTGTTTAAAGGAGATTGTAGAATGAATTATAAGAAAGAACTATTCGAAAATCAGAAAATTATTTTGCTTGCGTTGAATAAACTTCTTACTCCGCATTGTAAAGGATCTTTACGTGATGCAAATGGTGAAACTCAATGTAATATTAATTTGATTGAGAGATATCATATAACA